AGTCGAGATTCTCTCGGTGGATGCCGGTTCCGTGACCCTGGATATGACGGGAATCTACCTGGTGGACGGCAAACAGGTGGTATTGGAGGGCATCATCATATGAGCCAATCGGTGATCGATCTGGCCAGCCTGCCGGCGCCCGACGTGGTCGAGGCTCTGGATTTTGAGACGATCCTGGCGGCCATACTATCGGATCTCCGGGCCCGGGATGAATACTTCAGTGCCATAGTGGAATCCGACCCGGCTTATAAGATCCTGGAGGTGGCGGCCTACCGGGAGTTGCTGATCAGGCAGCGGGTCAATGATGCCGCCCGGGCCGTCATGCTTGCCTATGCCTCCGGGAATGACCTGGACCACCTGGGGGCGCTGTTCGAAGTGAGCCGCCTGGTGGTGGACCCGGGCGACCCGAACGCCATCCCGCCCGTAGCGCAGACAATGGAGTCCGACAAGAAATTCCGCTACCGGTGCCAGATGGCCTTCGAGGGGCTCAGCGTGGCCGGGCCGGTGGGGGCTTATGAATTCTTCACCCTGGGGGCCTCGGGGTTAGTCAAGGACGTCCGCATCCAATCGCCGGCGCCCGGCAAGGTGGATGTGATTGTGCTGTCAACGGTCGGGAACGGCACTCCGGATGCCGAGTTGCTCACAACGGTAGAAGCTGCGGTCAACCGGGACGATGTCCGGCCCCTGACCGATGAAGTAGCTATAATCCCCGCCGGGATTGTCCATTATGATCTTACCGCCACGCTCATGCTCTATGAGGAGCCGGACGCCGGCGTCGTGCTGGCCGCCTCCATTGCGGCGGCACAGACCCACGTGGCTAATCAGCATGCCCTGGGACATGATATCACGCTCTCCGGCCTCTATGCGGCGCTCCATCAAGCCGGGGTGCAAAAGGTAATTCTCGCCAGCCCCACCGACAATATCGTTATAAGTCCTTACCAGGCGGCCTGGTGCGATTCGGTCAATGTCGTGATCGGGGGCCGGGATGAGTAGCCTGCTGCCCCCCAGCGCCTCCTCCCAGGAACGGGCCATAGATGAGTCTATCGCCCGGCTGGGCGACGGGGCGCCGGATTACGGCCAGCTCTGGCGGCCGGAGGATTGCCCGGCCGAGTTCCTGCCGTGGCTGGCCTGGGCCTTATCGGTCGATTTCTGGCGATCCGACCTGCCGGATGAGGTCAAGCGCAACCTGATCAAAGGCTCCTTTAACTGGCACCGTATCAAAGGGACGCCCTATGCGGTCACCTGGTTGCTCTCGCAGCTCGGCTATCAGGATGTCGAGATTATCGAGTATATCAAGGCCCGTGAACGGTTTGCGGCGATAGGCGGCGCCAGGCTGGATGGCACCTGGCAGGTGGTGGCTGATGGCGACCCGGCCCCCACGAAGCTCATGGCCTATGACGAGGTCATCGGCCTGCCCGATATGGAGCATTGGGCGCAGTTCGCGGTGCGCATCAACCTGCTCGAGGCCAGCCGGCCGGACTGGGTGCAGGAACTCAAGTGGGCGGTAGAGACGGCCAAGAACGCCCGGAGCTGGCCCGTGTGGGCCTATTGGATGCTCCTGGAGCTGTTGGCCACGCCCACTCAGGACCTCTCTTTCTACATGCTCAAGGAGGTTGCTCAGCCTTATCCCTGGTGCTCGCCGAAGCTGGATGGCACCTGGAAGGTCGGCTTTGACGCCCAACCTTACAGGCTGGACGGCTCTTTGCTGGTCGATGGTTCCTGGCAGTTGGGCGGAATACTGCATTCGGCCATGCCCTATGAGCATCTGAGGCAGTGCAATATTCTTGAAACTCTCTTTATGAGAAAGGAAATTGAGCGGCCAGACCGGCATATTGCAGCCCGGCTGGGCGAATCCCGCCTGCGCCTGGGCAAGCACTGGCAGGTAGGGATGAACCGCATTCTGGCGCTTGCCGAGGCGACCGTCTCTAAGGATATCGAGGCCAGCGCCGGGCCGGATCTCGACGTTACGGAGCGCTTTAGCTTTCCATTGGCTTACCCGGCCTCCCCGCGTCAGCTCCGGTCGAAAGTAAAACTCGCACGTTGGCGCCGGCTGGACGGCTCCTGGGGTGTCGGCCGGGCAGCTTTACCACTGCCTTTGGATGGCGCCTGGAAAGTGAGGAGTCCGGGGGTTCGGGCGGAGGCCTCCACCTCTATAAAGAAGGCTTTCTATGGCGGGATCTGCGGGAAGTTGGGCCGGGCCGAAGCGAGAATCGGGCAGAAATGGTCCCGGAAGCTCGATGGTCAATGGCAGGTGGCTGCTTCCCATAAAGTAGACGGGGCGTGGCGCCTTGATGGGATCAGCAGGCTGTCGGCGCCGCACCTGGGACCTTTTTACCGGCAATTAGACGGGTCCTGGGGGCTCAGGGCCACGAAATTTCTGGACGGCTCCTGGAAGGTGGGCGCCCCGGGCCCGGCATGCACAATGGATATCGTGATCCGGAGAGCCGCATAACCAAGCGGATTAAGGAGGAGAAACATGTCAGAGGCAACTACCACCTATAATTTCAGGCAACGGCTGGCCAGGCATTTTTATGACAACTCCGCCCTGCCTCAGGTCGCCATGATGGCCTTTGGCGACGGTGGCCACAATGCGGATGGGACCGCCAAGCCGCCCGATGCGGCGCGCACCACCCTCTATCATGAGATGCTGCGTAAGCCCCTGGCCCAGGTGATTCAGGAGGATGACTATTCCGTGACCGGCACGGGGCGTCTCGAAAAGGTCGAGCTGCTGGGGGCGCATATCTCGGAGGCGGCGCTCCTCGATGCATCCGGAAATATGCTCGGGTTTCGCAACTTTGCGCCCAAGATCAAGGAATCCGACGAAACCTATGAAATCGCAGTCAAACTCAAATTCTAAACAAGGGGGCAATTATGTCTTTACCGCATCCCAATATTACGCCCATCCCGGACAATGAACCCGATGCCGTCCCGAGCCTCTGGAACACCCGGTATGCGGAGATTGATGAAAATTTCCAGAACCATGAGACCCGGGTGGGTGTGGCCGAGACCGAGATTGCCGCGGCGCGGGGCGGCCAGGCCAATATTAATGCACGTCTGACCGGGGTGGAGTCCGATCTTGAAGGACTGGAGTCCAGCCTGGAAGCGCAGGACCCGGATATGCTGAACATGGTGGTCGGCTCCCTCATGGGGGTGATCGGCAACCAGGGTGTCCTGGCCAAACAACTGGCCTGGCTGGACGATGAGGGAGCGCTGCAGTATTTCACCATCAAGATTCTGGATGATCTGGCCTTGGCCCACAAGGAGATCAAGAAAACCCTAAACATGCGCTTTCAGGAAGGGCTGATCACCATTAAAAACCGCGGCGTGATCTCCGGCTGTACCGTGTCAAAATCGACCACCGCAGCTCGGAATGTCACCCTGGCTTTAGGAAAGTTCTTTATCAAAGGCCGGCCCCACAGCGTGTCGGAGCTGGTGAATTGCGCCTCGATCCCTAATAACAATACGGATACCGGAGCGACCTGTTATGTCTTTCTCTGGGTCGATGCGGGCGGCGTCATTCGGTGCGATTCGACCGACCTGGGCCAGGCTGTGCCGGACAACGGCATCACCCTCTATGAAGTGACCGTGCCGGCAAACAATAACGACATCAACGCCCCGAACCTGGAGAATGTTACCTTGACCGACAGGCGGCGGCTTGAAGCCAACTGGCCCACCGTGCTGGATGCGCCCTGCTACGCCCTGGTGGCCCTGGGCGCTCCCATTCCCGGGGCGGATTATGTCGTAAAGCTTGATCTGGTCAGCTTTACCGGCCCGACTTCCGGCCTGGACGGGTTTTTGGTGCAGGACCGGCTGGATAACGGTTTCAAGGTGTATTTCTCGGGCATGGCTGACGACCTGGTGGTGCGCTACCTGGTGAGCCGGCCGGGTGCCTGACCTAACAATTAAAGGAGGCCTGACATGAGATTGGAAATGATGGAGAGCGGACCCTGTGCGGACTTTTCCATTTCCGGCGCGGTGGTTTCGGTCGGAGAGGTGAGTGTGGATTGTGCCGCCATGCAGAGCGACCATGAGGTGGTTGCGGATATTTGCACCGATGGCCAGGGGGGCTTTGTGGCCGGGGCGGCCGAAGGCCGGGCCTATGTCCTGTCCTGCATCATCCCCCCGCAACGCTTCGAAATGGTGCAGGACGGGGAAGACGAGAACGGCCCGATTATGAAGCCGGTGGCCATTCCTCTCAACCCCAGCGAGGTCGTGGTCAAGGTATGGCCCTATGTCGGGTAGAAGCGAATTTTAGGACCGATTTTTAGCCAAAATTTCAGGAGGAGAAGAGATGCCTACCATTTTTGTGAAAGACAATCTGCGGTCTTCCATTGAGGCCGCCACGGGCGGGAAAGTCACGGTGCTCTATGATGACAAGGGCTATCCGAGCTACATGAACGTGATCCCTAAGTTCATGTGCGAGGATATCGACGCCTCTCTGGGCACCGGGGTGTTTCCGGCCTTTATCGTGAACGGGGTCGAAAAGAGCGAGATCTTTGTCGGGCAGTATCAAGCCATCGTCAAGGATGCCCGGGCCGTGTGTCTGCCCGGCGTCGATCCGGCCACCTCGCTGAACTTCGATAATGCCCTGCTCTACTGCAAAAACAAGGGTCAGGGCTGGCATTTGATGAGCAATGCGGAATGGGCCGCTCTGGCCTTTTGGTGCTGGAAGAATAACTTTCAGCCCCGCGGCAACACGAACTACGGCCGCTCCCATGTTGCCACCTATGAGACCGGGCGGCGGATTGACGGCGCTGCCCCCGGCGAGGTCACCGGTACTCCCTGGACCTATGCCGGTTCCGGGCCGGCGAGCTGGCGGCACGATAACACCTGGGCCGGCATCGCTGACCTGGTGGGCAATATTTATGAATGGGTTGGGGGCCTGCGTCTGATTACGGGTGAAATCCAGATTCTGCCCAATAACGATGCGGCCGACAATAACAAGGATCAGGGCGCCGCCTCCGCTCTCTGGCAGGCTATTAAGGCATCGGACGGCAGTCTGGTGGCTCCGGGTACGGCCGGGACCTGCAAGTATGACAGCGTCAATGCCGGGACCACTGGGGCGGTCGGGGCACCGCAACTCGATGACGTGATTGACAACTCCAACGCTCCCGCCTCCGGAGATGACGCATATACCACTGTGGCGTTTCAGTCCCTCGCTGCCGACGCCGGCATTACGGCCCCGGCGCTGCTGAAAAAGCTCCTGCTCTTTCCGCATGCTGTCACCGGTCTGGAAGGGACCATGTATGTTCGGAACTATGGCGAGCGCCTGCCTTGTCGTGGCGGTGACGGGAGCAGCGGCGCCGATGCCGGGCTGTTCAACCTGAACCTGAACGGCGTGCGGTCGAGCGCGTACTCGCACTTCGGGTTTCGCCCCGCTTTTGTTTCCTGATCATCTGAAATCTGATCTCTTGATTGTCTGAATGGCGTAGCACACTGCAGGCGGGGGAAATAACGGAATATCAGGTCAGTTAAAAATAGCCCAGAAATGGGAAGACATGGCCGGATATGCCTACGGTGCGCTGCGCCAATTTCCGAAGAGCGAACGGTTTACCATCGGAGCTGAGCTTCGGGAATGTCTTTGGAGGGGATTAAAACTCATCGTCAAGGCGAATGCCGTCAAGCTCAAAATCCCCCTCCTCAATGAGCTGGATTCGGAAATCAAGACGATGCTGGCGCTCCTTCGGGTGGCGCATGGCCTAAAGATTATCCCGCCTAAGAAATATGAGATATGGGCCGGAATGTTGGTTGAGCTCGGCAAAATGCTTGGCGGTTGGATCAAGTATTGCCGGTCTTAGGGGGTTGGGTTCTGTATGCCTTATCGTGGCGGTAACTGGAACAACGGCGCCAATGCCGGGCTGTTCAACCTGAACCTGAACAACGTGCGGTCGAACACGAACTCGAACATCGGGTTTCGCCCCGCTTTACTCTATCGTCAGATGCATAATTCTTAAGGGAGTCATGCCGGAACACAGAGAAAAGGGAACCCTTCTCCTTTCTTGTGCCGGGTTTGCTCTGCGGCCGAGAAGAAGATTTACAGGCCTGGGCGGTGAGTAAGTCCGCTTCCGGATCCAAAATGGTCCAGGCTTTTTATTTTGATAGTTGAAACCTGAGAGGAAAAGAGATTAGATGCCACGCACGCAGGGGTCATTATGGGACACGGTTATTGCTTGGGACAATCTTCATGCCGGCTATCGCGAAGCCAAAAGCGGGAAGCGGTATCGCCAGGACGTACTTGAATTCGGTAATAGACTTGAAGAACACCTTATAGAGATTCAGAACCGCCTCATATGGAAGACCTGGGCCCCGGCCCGGTGGAATGAGTTCTATGTTTATGACCCCAAGAAACGCCTCATTGAAGCCCCGCAGTTTAAGGATAGAGTCGTTCACCATGCCCTTGTGAGGCTGATAGAGCCCCTCTTTGAACGCAAATTTATTCATGATAGCTATGCCTGTCGGAAAGGTAAAGGCACCCAAACGGCGGTCGACAGGTTACAAAGCTTCCTACGCCAAGCCAAGAGACAGTGGGGCAAGGTTTATGTGCTTAAGGCGGATATAGCGGCATACTTCCCCAGCATTGTCCATGACCGCCTCCTGGCCATTCTTTCCAGGACCATCCGGGATAAGAGCGCCTTCTGGCTCTGCCGCACAATCATTGAAGGGTGTGGTCATCAGGGCCGGGGCGTGCCGGTCGGGGCGCTGACCAGTCA